GGGAAGCGGAGATGGCCAATGGCTGGCAATGAAACGGAAGCACGCGCAGAGATGACCACCCATGAGCCTTTAACGAAGAGGGCAGACGAAATGCCGACGGAATCCTACGAAATCCGGAACCGCTACACTGGCGCGGTTCAGTTTTCCGCTGAGATCGAGTGCGCGCCTGATGCGCCGTCAAGCACTAAGTTGGGGTTGGCGGTGCGAGTCGCTTTGAAAGCGGACGCTGACCTGTCAAGCGCCAATCTCGCGCGTGCCGATCTGGTCCGCGCCAATCTCGCCCGCGCCAATCTCGCATTTGCAGATCTCGCGGGTGCCAATCTCGCGGATGCCGATCTCGCGGGTGCCAATCTCGCATTTGCCAATCTCGCGGGTGCCGATCTCGCGGGTGCCCGTCTCGTGGGTGCCCGTCTCGTGGGTGCCCGTCTCGTGGGTGCCCGTCTCGTGGGTGCCCGTCTCGTGGGTGCTCGTCTCGTGGGTGCCGATCTCGCGGGTGCCAAGGGTTTGACCGATGACACGTTGCGGTCATTCAAGGCTGATATGTGGATGACGCTTGCCCGCGCCCACCATGAGGTGCCGGCGCTGATTGCTGCGCTTGAAGCTGGCCGTGTTGACGGCTCGCAGTATAAAGGCGCGTGCGCTTGCCTTGTCGGCACTTTGGCAAACGCTGTCGGCACTAATTACGACGCCGTCTTTCCCGACGCCAGCGCGTCGAATCCCGCCGAACAGTGGTTCTCAATGATTTGCGAAGGCGACAAGCCTGGTGATGACAGCGCGGGCGGCTTTGCTGCGACCTGGGCGCTAAAGTGGGCCAAGGAGTTTGACGCGCTGGTGAACGGTGCAACGCATCAGTCGCAGCAGGTGCAAGCATGACGGCGACACACTTTGCCATTGCCGGCGTTCTGCTGGTGTTTGTGCTGGCGACAAAGTGGACCAGCCGGCCAGGCGAAACCGCCGGCATCCTCTTTGGGTTTCCGTTCATCGTCGCCGTCGCCCTGGTGCTGGCAGCGATCCACTCGATTTGGAGGGCAGCATGAAGAAGCCGATCCAGCCGATCACCACGTCCGTTCGTCGGCTCAATCAGCGCCTGTGGGAGATTTACGTGAAGCGCGGGCCTTTGACGGCCAAAGAGCGCGCGCTGGTGGAGCAGGCCGAGCGCAACAAGGATCAAGGCGAATGATGCAGCCTCACCCATCAGACAGGCATAGGCTGGGCGCCGCCTTTCTGCGCGGCCTAGTCATCGGCTTGGCATTTGGCTCTTTGGCCGCTGCTGTTTTTGTGGCGGTCTGGTGATGTGCCAACACACCGCTTGCATGACTTTACCGCGCAGCGCTGCGCGTCGCCTCGCCTCGCGCCTCTGCGCACCGCAACGCAACGCAAGGATTTTGAGATGACTTTTGCGACAGGCCCATGAGTTAACCGCCGCAGCGCAGCGCTACGCAACGCCACGCGCCGCAACGCAACGCAACGCAACGCATTTCAACTGAAAGGAACCTAAAATGAGACAGTGCACGATTCACATCACCGGAGCCGCTCCCTACAGCGCCAGCCGGGCGCATCAGGAAGAGAAGCTGCCGAAGGAAACGGCAGAGGCCTATGAGGCCCGCACCTGGCGCAGTAAGGCGCACGTCAAGGATGGCAAGGTTTACATCCCGCCAATGGCTTTCAAGATTGCGCTCGACCGCGCCGCCAAGATGCTAGGTCGGCAGATCCCCGGCAAGGGCAAGTCGACCTATACGAAGTTTTTCGAAAGCGGGGTTATTGTGACCGATCCCGTCTTTATCGCCAGCGAAGCCGATATTCAGGCTGAGCGGGTGCACGCCAATGCCGATGGCGTGCGTGGCAGCGGCAAGCGTGTTTGGCGAACGTTTCCGCGCATCGACACTTGGCGGGCGACTGTCACTTTCATGATTATAGCGGACGAAATCACCCGCGATGTGATGGAAGAGACCGTGCGTTACTGCGGTTTGGCTGTTGGTGTTGGACGTTTTCGGCCTGAGCGCGGCGGGTTTTTTGGCCGCTTTACGGTGGACAGGATCGAATGGAGTTAATCATCGCAGCGCAGCGCACCGCTCCGCCCCGCTGCGCAACGCCGCGCTTCGCCACGCCGCGCTTCGCCACGCAACGCAACGCAAGGATTTCAAGATGACTTTTGCGACAGGCCCATGAGTTAACCTGCGCGCCGCAGCGCGTCACGGCGCTCCGCGCCGCACCGCTCCGCACCGCATCGCTACGCAACGCAACGACTATCAGGAGAGACACCATGTTTACCACCAACCCCGAATTGCAGATCGAAATCGAGAAGCTGAGCGAACAGCTCCGCCACCTTCCGATCGGCAGCACTGCCAGTTACGGCGCGCTGAAAGATGGAGTCGGCGGCAGCTATTCACCCTGGGCACTCATCCGCGCCCGAAAGGCTGTCGAGGATGAGACCGGTTTGCGCTTTGCCACCGTGCGCAGCGTCGGGATCAAGAAGCTGGCAGCGGCGGACGTGACCGGCATTGGCAGCGAAGCGCGCGCCAGGATCGGGCGGGTGGCAAAGTCGCAATCGAAGCGGCTGGCCAATCTGAAATACAACGACCTTTCGCCGGAGGATCGCGCCAAGATCGACATGGAGCGGTCTTTGCTGGGCGCTATTCACGCCGCGTCGTCGATCAAGTCGCTTAAGGCGGTCGCCGCTGATGCCACGACGACCGGCCCGCAGATCGCCGCCGCTGTTTTCAAGGCGCTGGCCAAGGATTAACCGTCGCGCCGCCCCGCTTCGCGTCGCCGCGCCTCGCGCCGCACCGCAACGCAACGCACCGCAAGGATTTTGAGATGACCTTTCCGACAGGCTTATGAGTTAACCGTCGCCCCGCACCGCGGCACAACGCGCCGCATCGCCACGCTCCGCACCGCGGCGCAACGCAACGCAAGGATCACACCATGAATTCGCCGATCACCTACCACAACGACTTTGAGCAGGGCAGTGAGGAATGGCTGCGCGCGCGGTGCGGTTTGCTAACCGCAAGCGAAATGAAGCTAATTATCACGCCGACACTTAAAATCGCCAGCAATGAAAAAGAGCGCGCGCATTTTTACGAGCTGCTCGCCCAGCGCATAACCAACTATGTAGAACCCCATTATATCAGCGACGATATGCTACGCGGGCGAGAGGATGAAGTCCGCGCGCGCTTGCTTTATAGTGAAAAAATAGCGCCCGTTACAGAGTGCGGCTTTATCACAAACGCGCGTCACGGTTTCACACTTGGCTATTCGCCGGACGGACTTGTTGGCGAGCATGGCCTGATCGAATGCAAAAGCCGCCGCCAAAAATATCAGATCGAGACACTATTAAATCACGTTCCTGCGCAAACTTGCCCGCCAGATTACATGGTGCAATGCCAAACCGCATTGCTAATAACAGAGCGGCAGTGGCTCGATTTTATTAGCTACAGCGGCGGCCTGCCAATGTGTGTAATTCGCGTGTATCCAGATGCGGAAGTGCAATCTGCTATCTTAGATGCCGCTTCCGCTTTTGAGGAGCGCATAGGCAAACGCATGGCAGAATATCAGATTATTTTGAACAGCGATGCGCGCCTTTTCCCGACGGAAAGAAACATTGAGCAGGAAATGATAATATGACCACGCCGATTGACATGAGCAAGTTCATTGAGACCAAATCAGATCAGATTGGGGCAGATGACCTGATTGGCGGCCCTCGCACTGTGATAATTCGCGGTGTGACCGCCAACGAAGGCGACCAGCCTGTGAATATTTGGTTGGAAAATGAACAACGTGCCTTCCGCCCGTGCAAGACAATGCGTCGGGTGATGGTAGCGATGTGGGGCGCTGATGCCAGTCAATATGTCGGGCGCAGCATGACGCTTTATCGGGACGCATCGGTAACTTTTGGCGGGATGCAAGTCGGCGGCATTCGCATTAGTCACATGTCCCACATTGAATCAGCACGCGACATTGTGGTGATGAAGTCGAAAGGCAAGCGCGCCGTCATGAAAATTTTGCCGCTTGCGAGCGCAAATCTGGCACCCGCACAGGTTGCATCCGGCACCGTCAAGTCCAGGGAAGGGGCGGTGACTTTCGCTGCCGATGACAGCAAGCTGGACAAGGCGCGCGGCTTTGTGGCGGAGCTGCTGCATAGCGTGGCCATCGCTGCGGATGTCACCGATCTGGAGATGATGCTGCTGGCATCAAGGACGGTGAATGGATTGGCCAAGCTGGAGCGCGAATATCCCGATCTGTGGAGATCTGTGCAGCTTGCCGTTGATGCGCGCCGGGCAGAGTTTGCGCCTGCCAGCTTGCGGTCAACGGATTTTGACGCTGATGGGCTTGGATGAGAACAGGATGACGCATGAGCGCCTATTATAACGAGTTTGACCCCTTCGCCGCCCAATGGCTTCGAAATCTGATAGCAGCCGGGCACATTGCGCCGGGCGACGTAGATGAGAGGAGTATTGAGGATGTCGCGCCAGATGACCTTGCCAGGTATGATCAATGCCATTTCTTTGCTGGAATCGGAGTCTGGAGCTTTGCGCTGCGCCGCGCCGGATGGCCGGACGACTGTCCGATCTGGACCGGATCCTGCCCATGCCAGCCTTTCAGCGCGGCAGGCAAAGGCGCTGGGTTTGATGACGAGCGGCACCTATGGCCAGCTTTCCACTGGCTCATCGAGCAGCGCCGCCCTCCAGTCGTCGTTGGCGAGCAGGTTGCGGGAAAGGACGGCGCAGCTTGGCTCGACCTTGTATCGGCTGACCTGGAAGGAACAGGTTACGCCTTCGGGGCGGTCATTTCCCCTGCTGCGGGCTACGGCGCACCGCACATCCGACACCGGACGTATTGGCTGGCCGA